GCAATGGCATATTGTGCCCTAGTTGGTGAAGGGAGATCAAGCTGGTCCCATAATGCTTGCAGAAACAGCTTGAAATCGCCCTGTAAGGACGTTAAAACGTCGTTCATGTACGAATGTGGATAATTATAGTAAATGCAGCTTCAGGCGGACGTAATCGTCCCATGAAGAGACTCCTCTACCACTTGCAAATTCTGTAGTGCTGTCAGCCTGCATAGCAGGATTACCTCTGACTACCACTTTTTTACCATCAACTATTTTTACTTTGTTTTTAAATTGTTGTGGCATGAAGTTTTCTGCAACATCAAGCCCACCGTTATCTAATGAAATTAAATGACCTTTAGACATGTTTGGACCAGATACTCTGATCTTTTCCATACCTACATTAAAATCATTTTTCATTATTTGTATTAGCTGGTTATATTTATGTGCTTTACCTACTTTGCTTAATGCTCTAAGCATTTTGGTCATCTCGGCATCATTTGTCCAAGGTTTTTCCCTTGAAGTTCTTACTGCACCATAACCTTTTAACTTACCTTTATCTATTGCACTAAGCCTGTAGCCAGCACCAAACCTACCTTTTGATTTAAGTCTCCATGATCTACCATCTGGTCCTACAAAAGGTTTGTATCCTTTTAACGGCTGTTCAATAGTTCCTACAGTTTTATCTCTTGCGTAAGCATAACCACCTCTTACCCAGCTTTCAATTTCACCATGCAAGTCAGGATATGCTTCTTTCATATTTACGGCTTCAGAATAAATTATGCTATGAGCTGCTTTTTTTGGTGTAGCTCTATTTGATCTAAGCGGACCTTTGCCTCCCGGTTGATAACGGTTGTTAACTGCATAGACTTTTGCAAGATCAATAGATTGCTCAACATATCCGGCTTCAGGTTCTGGTACGAAAGTGGACGTATTGGCTTTAGCTAAAGCTCTTTGTTCTTTGGCATAAGACCTAGCTAGTCCGTTGCCATTACCGTTAAGTCCGTTCTTTCCGTTCTTTGCAAGTACATCCGCACCATTAGCCAGCACCTTCTTCCCGTTGCCGAGAAGCGGCTTGATAATATGCTTCATTAAAAAAGCCCCTTGCGGGGCGGTTAGTGTTTACTTTTTCTTCTTCCGTCTTTTCTTAAATGCTTCGTGTTGAGCTTTTAACCTGTCAACGTGAGCGTCTCCAAAACGTTTTCTGTTCCGCTTTTCAATAGCGTGCATTTTTCTGCCTGAAGAAGTAGTTTTTGTATTTTGTGTCTTCTTAGCTTGTGGTGACAACACTCTGCTGTAAGTTTCCTTATTACCTTTTTGTCTTTCTTTCTGTAGCTTTAGATTTTCATCTGCATTTACTCTGAAAGTTGAGAAACGCTTGTCAGCAGTTTTAGTTGCTGTTGTTGCGTTGTAATCCTTGTTTGTATTCTTACGGCTTGAGCGTTCAGTTCTCTTACCTTTGATTCGTAACTTATTATTTTGCTTTTGCTTGTTGATGTTTTGGGTAGTGGAGGATTCTCCAGATTTACCTCTAATTTTACTTGCTATATTTTTAACTGATTTGACAATATTTCTTTTGCCTTTCATTTCTTCTAGCTTTTTAGCATACTCGCTTTGAGTCATGCCTTTAGGTTTAAAAGCTCTATTTATTAGTGCTTTAGTACCAGCTTCTGCTAAATATGAAATACCAGCTCCTTTTGCACCTTTTAATAGTGACTTAGGATCCCTCTTAAGACCTCTACCGATTCTTAAACCGGCAGCTTTTAAGTTTCTACCAACACCTCTAGCGGTCTTTTTGATACCCTGATTTGCTCCAGATACAAGTTTCTGTCCAGTTGTTGTAGGTTTTTTAACAGGTGATTCTTTGTTAACGAATTTTTTAACGTTAGATGCTACCTTCTTACTTTGCTCTACACCTTTTTTAACTACTTTCTTTGTAGTATCTGCTGCTGTACTAGCTGCTTTTTTAATACGTAATTTATTCTTATTACTTATTAAAGGTTTCTTTGCTGGTACTTTGCCTGCTGGCTTCTTAGGAGTAACTGTTTTTTTAGGTGTTGTCTTACTCTTTGTCTGAGTTCTAGTTCTTGTCCTAGTTTTTGTAGCTGTAGTTGTTTTAGGTGTTTCAACAGCTTTTGTTTTGCTGGTTGTTTTTCCAGTTGCTAAGGTTTTACCTTTAGCTGCTGTTGCTTTAGGTGTTGTTTTAGTTTTAGCTACTGTTTTTGTTTTAGTAGTAGTACCAGCTTTTTTGTTGGCAGTTTTCTGCTTGGCAATATTTTTTTTAGTGGAATCAATTTTAGTCTTCTTTTCTTGAAGTTCTTTTTGCTTCTTTAAGTATTCTCTTAAATTTTTTTTATAACGGGCATCTCCAGCTGGACCCGTAGCATAGTTTCCTCTTTTTGGTCGTGCCATTTTAATTAATGTGTCTGTGTATAACTAACTCTCGTAATGGTTGGAAGCCAAACGCTTTTCGCATCCATTCGAGCCAATGACTACTACCTTTGTCTGCATTACATTTTCTGCACGCGCATACAACATTTGATGTAAGGTCTTGCCCACCTTTTGAACGAGGTTGGACATGATCGAGTGTAAGTTCTTTAAATTCATAAGTTTCTCCGCAATAAACACATGTACATTTGAAGTGCTCTTTTACAGCTCTTCTCCAGAGCCTTTTAGAATCTGAACTTGTCATGGTTATTAGGTTTTGTAAGTAATGTTTTGGACTAGGTAGTAGAGGGGTCATTTACGTATTTTGAGTCGGCTTTTTCTATTAGTGGATTTCTTTTGGAGTCTTCCCTTGGTAGTACTCCCCTTATAGTGAGCAGCGTCGAGCCCATCACCATTTCCGTAGGTACCAAGTTGTCTATTAAGTCGATTTGCATTTACACGTAGGGCTAATCCCTTTTTTGTTTTGTTGTATTTTTTTTGTTGCTTGAGTCTTGTTGCTCTAGCTTTTGGGTTGGATCGGTAGTATTCAGCTGTTCCTGCCATAGAGCTTCGCCTGTACTAATTCTGGATCAACAGTTGGCATAACCTGTGCAAGTTTTGACAGAGGGTTTCCGTCATAAGCAACGCCGCTAATATCATTAGCTTTTAACCAATCGCAGGCTGCCTTTAAGTCTTGAGTAGTTGCCTCGCCTGCTTTGATGCGAGCGAGGAACTCTTTAGTAACTAAGTTATGCAACTCGTTGAATTGATCTTCGGTTGCTTTCTTTTTCATCGTTTTGCTGTTTTAGCTGCACGTTTAAAATTTGCAGCAGTAGGAGCACCTTTAGCTCCGGGTTTTCTCATTTTCTCGCCAGAACCTTTTTTGATTCTTAGACGCTTGGCGTGAATATTTGCATAGAGTCCGCGTTTAGGCATGACAACACTTTCCTTTCTTAGGTGGTCTTCCTTTTTTTGTACCGTAGGTACCTTTTCCTTTTGGCATAATTAACATTTCCATTTGCGTAGGGCTAAAGCCTTACGAGTAGGCTTGCCGTTTGGTTTTTTCATTGGTCCTTTTACCCCTGACATGCGAGCGCAAAATGATCTTTTGCGAGGACCTCCTCCCGGTTGAGGGGCTTTTAGGTTTGAGCCTGTAGCTCTGTTGTATTTTTCTCTACCAGCTTTGGTGAGTCCGCCAGTACGACTTTTGTGTTTGCCGATTTTTAAACTGACGTTAGCCATTAGACTCCTAGTCCTTTCTTGACTATTGCTACTGCTTTATCGTCTAATTCGTTGTCTGTCTGCTCTACTAATTTTTCAAGTAGTTCGATTACGAAAGTCTTAAATTTTGGTGACTTAAGTGCAGATAGCACAAATGGTTTAAGGATTGCTAACATTTTTAATAAGTGATGATATTGGTACTACGTCGTTGCACATATGTTCAACGCGTGAACCGGGTCTAAGGGTAAAACCCTTTTGTTGTAGTTCGGCACATTTCAGAGCACGTACCAGCTCGTGGTCTAATCGCATTTTCTCTTCTTGCCTTGCAGCTATACGTCTGCATTGCTCTAGACCTCGTTTATCAAGAGGAACCATAAAGTTAACTTGAAAACCCCAGTTTTCATTTAGCTGATAGCTAGATGGGTGTAACCCTTCCATATCTTCTTTTTCAGAATATGGATTAGTATGGTTTCCCATGTAAAAAGGTGAAAAGGTCATAGTTGACCCATTACATGCGATACCACTTCCATAGTTCTGACGAGATGCAGCTCCATTATTCTGAAATTGAATAGCTTGATTCGTAACGTTTCCTGTCGCTGCTGCTACTGGATTACTGGTGTTATTAACTTCAGGTTCTTCTGCTAAAACAGGACTTATTGTGAGAAGACCGATAAGGATGTAGTAGTAGTATTTATAGTCCAATCTGTTGTTGTATCTATTTCTTGTACTACTCCGGCAGCTCTTGTTGTTGTTTCTAATGTCCAATCTTTCGTTACATCTTTGACCGAGAATGTTGTATCGGTTGCGGTAATGTCTCCAGAAGGTTCGACATTTGTTCCAGACCAACTTTTTACTGCTGCTCCATAGATTTGAGTCTTTTTGACTTCTTTTACTGTTTGGGTAGTGGTTGTCGTTGAGTTCATACTCCCTTGTGTAAAGTTGGGAGTTATTGTGTTTGCTCTCGCTACTGCGGGTGACAACAGTGCTAAGAAAAGAATCCATTTCTTCATGTCTTTGGTTTATCTTTGTTTGCCATTGGACAGACAGGTGGCTTGCCATTTCCATTTGATTTGCCCGTAGTCAGCCCGAAAGTTGCAAGTGCGCCCGTAAAAACGCTGGCGACGAACGTGATATCAGAGTTTCCTGCTTTCTTAATTACAGGTATATCTACATAATTCATCGTGATAATAAATCCAGACCACACCACAACTCCAAGTCTTACTACTGTTCCAACAAATTCAACTTGATATTCTTTTTCTGATGCTATGTCTTTTACTTTGCCAAAGAATCCTTTTTCTTTGACTGGCTTAGTTTCTTCCATGTAGTTTTTAATATTGGTTTCATGGCTGTAACAGCCCATTTAAATGCTGCTGTAGCTGTAAGGGTGGCTGCTACGGAAACTACTGCTGTGGTTCCAGCAGTTACAAGTATTTCATTTTCAGGTACAGGCATTTTGATATCTATTATTGGAATATCAATTTGTCTAATACCAGTAGCTTCAGGCTCTTCATCTTTAGTTTCTGACTCTACGCCTTCTGGTGCCTGTAGATTACTAGGTGGAACAACTAAAGGAGTGTAAGAAGGTATCTCTCCTTTAGGTAATTCAAATTCAAAGCTTGGTAATATAACGGAATCAGGTAAATATAATACCGGTAGTTCCATTTAAGTTGGTATTTCTGGAAAGGTAATATTAGACGGATCTGATTGTTTAGTTATGTCACGTAAAGCCTGAACATAAGTATCAAGATCACTTATCGTGTCGGTAGTTGGATTAATACCTTGACGAGTTTCACTTAAATAACGTGAAATACGCCATTCAATTTCATTGATTTTTTCGTCACGTTGTTTACGTATTTCTTTCCAAAGAACATCTTTTTCAGCCTGTAATTCTTCATCAGTCTTGTTAGATATTACCCATGCAGTTCCATCCCAAGTTGCTTTTTGTGTTGCTGTATCATGTGCTGGCGGAAAACCAGCATATACATAACCAGCATCTGATATCTCGTCATCAGTAAATGATGAAGGGTCTGTACGTACTTTACCGTTAGAAAGATATATTTTAAATGGAAGTTCTTTTGGTTCCGATTTGTTTAGTGAATACAGCATTATGCTACTCCTATATACATTGTGTCATCTGCTTTCATTGGTGCACTTGAATACCCTGTCATAGCGTGTGCTATGCGTATAATTTCACCTCCAGAAAATGTATAGGCTGGACTTCTAACTACGACACCTGAGTATCTTTGTGAACCGCTGGTTTCTCTATATAGGTAATTTGAGCCTGAGGTAAATTGGTTAACAACTCCATTACCCGGCGAGGGTAATATTGTTCCACTACCACCATCTACACCGTTTTCTGAATAAGCTGCTCCTATGCCATTATCAGCTCCTGTGTTAGAAGAACCTGTGCTATTTGCATAACTCCATCTTGTTTTAGCAAATGCTGCAGGAACAGAACCACCCCAAGTTCTTGCGGCAGATGTTGCTAATGTCTCAGGAAAACCAGTAGTTTGATACCCAGAAATTTCAATTTCGGTTAAAAGATTTTCCCAGCCTTGAGTTGTGTTCCCACTATGCCAGTTCCAAGATTTAAGAAGACTATTTCCTGCACTATTTAATATTTGAATACAAGCAACAGGAGTGTCAGCATAATATACACTTCCGGGAGAATCTATAGAATTTTTATGACCTAAATAAACTCTTGCTGATCCACTAAAAGTAGCTGGAATGTTTACATCTGATACGTCATATGGACCATTGTAATCACTATTTCCATTCATATATACATCACTTTCAATAAATCGTCTGCTAAATTCAACATAATCACTTGTAGGGTCACCATTTATTGGACTTTGCCATCTGCTTTCTACTTTGTGAATAAGTTGTGCTTCTAGATTAAAAAAACCATTATTATTACCTTTACTTACATTTGGATCTGTTGATCTAATAAAATTACCGTTGTAGTATCTCATTAGCTGATTTCCTCATATGAGCAAATTGCTTGTAGATCACTTGCTGCACTTGCTAAAACTCTTATTTTATCGTTTTCCTCTAAATAAATTTGTGTTTCCTTAGAAATTACAATAAGTGTGGTTTCTGATGGTACGTCAATATTTTTTGCTAAATGAAAATCATTTGAACCACTTTTTTGTAAAATTACCTCACATGAAGCAGCATTAGACCCATCAACATTAGAAACTATTAACGAATTAATTTTAAAAATTTTATTACTAGATGCGGCATTAGCAACTAAATCAGCAGCAGATGTTGTTAGTGCGAGACCAACAGTTTTACCGGTAACAGTTGCTAATCCTGCAATATTTGGATTACTCATTTTTTTCCCTTATAAAATTAATGATAAAGCGGTTGCTTTGGCTTGTGATATTCCACTACCACTGCCTCCGCCTCCTGATATTGTGATAGTTTTTGTTGCTCCTGAACCTGTTGCTGTAACTCCAGCACCTACAAAATTTAAAGTTGTAGCAGCAGTTGATAATGCAGATCCTTCATCTTGAACAGTTATAGCGGATCCACCACCACCACCAGATTGTGCGACCCAAGCATAATCAGAACCATTCCAACTAAGAACTTCGTTACTTGATGCAGTACTTGTATTTAAGTGCGAGTCAACGCTAGAGTCTGTATAAGCTGTAGTTTGATCTACCCAATCTAAATTTCCTGATCCATCACTTTTTAAAACTTGGTTGGCGTTACCATCTGTGTTTGGAAGAGTTAATGTATAACTTGCGTTAGCACTATGAGGTGGTGATTGAATTTTTACACCATGACTATTTTGTGAACAGTTAAGCTGTATTGTTCCGTCTTGAGAACTACCGTCACCTCTAATTTCTACACCATATGACCTTGTCATAAGTTTTGAAGCAGCGTCGTGATAAAGGCTTACTGGTCCATCATGTTCGCACAAAACATAATTATCCCCAGCATTATCTTCTAAAACTAAATTTTGACCCTGTATTCTAAGACCTTGAACTTCGTCGTCAGTTTCTTTTATGTATGACCAATCATCATTGGCATTATGAAATATTCTTAAATTACTATCATTACCAAATCTGATCGCTATATTATCTGGAATGATTACACTATTACTAAACGATTCCATGGCAGCAGTAACATTAAATTCATCTGTTACATCAGCATTTGCTTCTATACCACTTAACTTAGTTTTTTCTGCATCAGTAAAGGCATTAGTGTCAGATTCTCCTTCATAAGCACTTTTTATTTCTGCACCAGTTTGATCTGCTGTAGCACCTGTTTCTATTCCATTTAGCTTAGTATGGTCTGCGTCTGTAAATACATTAGAATCTGTTGCAGCTTCTACTGCTGCTCTAATTTCAGCGTCAGTTTGGTCAGCAGTTGCATTTGTTTCTATTCCTGATAACTTAGTCTTTTCAGAATCAGTAAAAGCATTTGTATCAGATTCTCCTTCATATAAACTTTTAATTTCAGCACCAGTTTGGTCGGCAGTTGCTGATGCTTCAATTCCATTTAATTTAGTATGATCTGCGTCTGTAAATACATTGCTGTCACTAGCTGCTTCAACTGCTGCTCTTATTTCTGCATCTGTCTGATCTGCGGTAGCGTTTGATTCTATACCATCAAGTTTTGTGTGATCTGCATCAGTGAACACATTACTATCAGAAGCACTATCAACCAATGTTCTGATTTCAGCAGCAGTCTGGTCAGCTGTAGCACCTGTTTCTATACCCGATAGTTTAGTTTTCTCCGCATCAGTAAAAGCATTAGTGTCGGAGTTGTTTTCATAAGCAGTTTTTATTTCCGCATCTGTTTGATCTGCGGTAGCTCCACTCTCTATACCATCTAATTTTGTTTTATCTGCTGCACTCATAGATCCAGCTGCACTTGTTGTTGCAGCCGAAATACCTATTACTGGTGAATCACCACCACTAGAAGTAATTGGTGCAGTACCAGTAACACCTAATACTCCAGCTAAAGTTGTAGCAGAACCCCAAGCACCATTGGTTTTTGGACCATAGATAGCATTGTTAGTTGTATCAATATAAACATCACCTTCTTTTCCTAACCCTTGATCTGGTGCACCAGTTCCATTTAAAGAAGTTGGTTTATTTTTAGGGTTAGCAGGATCTTGTACTTCCTGTTGAAAAAATAAGTCTTGCTCTTTATTATCATTTAAATCTTTTGATCTTATAGAAGAACCAGCAGCAAATCTAGCTTTAGCTGCGTCTACATCTGTATCTCTGTATATAAGAATTTTTACTCCTGTTTTAGGAGCACCAGTATTTTCTTGGGTGTTAGTTTCTAATGTAGTTGGTGATCCACCAAGAGCATTAAATTGGATGGATGTGGCTGTTGGAAATGTGTATTTAGTTGTCGCTAAAGTTGCACCATTAAGTGAAACTTTTATGTCTTCAGTTTTCAAATAGTCAAAAGCAAAAGTTAATTGAGCTTGACCAGCTATACCTTTTGACCCGTCCCCTGTATAATCTTTTGTTGTTGTAGCCATTTTTGGTCCAATTTATATTTTATTTATGTATTAAGTAGCTCGCAATTCGATTGCCATAATTCTTGCCTGACTTATGTAAGCCGTCGTATTACTAACATTGCCTTGGTGTTTGCGAAACCTAATTTTGTATGTTCTAGTTCCAGCAGTATTGGAAGTATCCCATAAAACAACAGGTAACATGTAAGCATTAGCATGATTAGGATCTTCACTGTTTTTTTGACTGCCATTTGTGTTGCCTGCAAATGTTCCGGAATTACCTACAGTAGTTATGGCTTCAGCGTAACGAGTACTGCTATATGGTGTAGATGACCAAAGTCTGCAAGTAGAAAGGACAAGAACTCTAGAACTACTTGCAACATTAGTTAACTGCACTTGACATTTATCTACAAAAGTTTCTGAAGTAGTATTATTCTGACCATTAGAAACAGTTTCTTTAACTTGTCTTATACCTATTAATAAGTTTGTAAGGTTTGCTCCATCACCACTAAATGAGTTAGCAGTACAAGTTCCATTAACACTAAAATTACTTGATGTATGGACTAAACCACCTTGAAGGTAGATATCATCTTCAGCATCATTTTCAATACCTATTTTTAATCTTGTATTTTCTCCAGTGCCGTCAACAAAATACCTTATATAAGCTTTATCTCCAGAACCCCCACCAATATCTGTAGGGAAAATTAGACCTTTATTATCATTGTTACCAGAAGACAAAGTAAGATTATTAGTTATTGTTGCGTTTTGAGAAGTTGTGGTCCCAGCACTTAAAGATCCAGTAGTTGTAGTTCCAGTTGTAGTAATATTTTGACTACCAAAATCAGGAGAAATCTTTGTACCTGCTATCGCTGCACTTGCGTTTATATCACTATTTAATAAAGTACCATTTAAAATTTTTCCTGATTGAATCGTATTATCCGCTATATCATCATTAACAATAGTTCCATCTTCTATTTTTGCACTTGTTACTGCACTATTATTTATTTTTTCTGTAGTTACAGCAAGGTCATCTAGGTCAGCAGTTTTAACTTCTAAATTATCAATTTTGCTAGATGTAATAGAATCGTCAGCTATATTCGCTCCATTAATTAGAAGCTGTTCGCCTGTAGGATTACTTCCAAGTGCAAGACTGTTTAAAGTATTTCTTACTTCGTCTGCTACAAATAAAGTTTGTTTATTTACGTTATTAAGGTCGTCTGCTCTGATTGAAGAACCGGCTTGGAAAGAATGACTTGGTGTAGTTGCATCTGTCTGTCTAAAAATACTTACTTTATAAGTTCCAGTCGCAGTAAACACATTTGTTGCAAATTGGACTTTATTATCGTTTGTTATGGTCCAATCCTGAATGTATGTTTTTTGAGTTAAGTTTGATACCGTTGTACCTACCGAAACTTTGACATCAGTTGGTCTTACATAATCAAAACTTATTGTATTGGTTAGTGGAATTAAATTTAAATCGCTTATTACTAAGTCTTGTATTTGTGATGTCATTGTTACTTAGGCATTTCTAAAATTTTGTCTATTGTTCCTTTATTTGCTTTTCTGTTTTTTAACTTTTGATCTCTTTCTTCAATAAGTAGCTTTTGGACGTCGTTATCATTTTTAAGGCTTGCCCAAGCTCGTTTCTTAGCCTTGTCAAATACTTTTGCGATTCGTTTGTAGTGTGGAAATGATCTTGGTTCAACATCGCTCATACCGTTTTTTCTGTAGTAATTCATCTCTGCAAGAGATATTTGTATTGACTCCTCTTCTGCCATCTTGTCGAAGATTGCTTCTAGGTTTTGCTCACCTATAGCCTTCTGGAACATTGATCTAACCTTTGGACTGTCAGATAAATCTGTTCCATCTGGAGCTGAGTATGTAGAAGTTCTCATGTCATAACCACTGTTAAATAACAACTCTCTACCGGGTGTGTAATCTATGTTGAAGTTTACAGGTGAAAACGCATTAAACATCCGAGTAATAAAGTCGTGATCTTTAATAGGTCTTCCAGTTAAGATGTCGTATTTAATTGGTAGTGGATCTGCTGCAATATTTTCAGTTATTAAGTTTCTGTTTCTAATAGAGTCTTGTATATCAGAACCCAACTCTCTTGTATAAGGTGTAAGAACTTTACCTATCTCATTTCTAAGACTAGATAATGGAAGAGTATTGTTCATTAATGAAGCAATAATTCTTTCTTGTTGTCCGGGAGCACCAGAAAATAAATCTACAAATGACTGTAATCCTGCTAAGTAAGATTTACTTGTAGCAGTACCAGCTAATGCCATTGCTAATTTAGATAATCTATCTTCTGCCCATTCCTCACCCATTAACTGTTGGTGATCTCCTATATCTCCTACTAACGCAAGTATCTGGTTGTAAGGTTCAAAGGCATCATAGTTAACCCAGACATTACCTATCTTGATTGTTCTAGGTTTCCATCCTGCATCTAACCATGCTTGTCTTTGTGTTCTATCTGTTGGTCCATTACCATGTAATCCACCACTAAGATATGCCATTGCAGCCATACTCAATGCTGCACTACCCATAGCTAATCTTCCATTCTGGATAGCTTTAGCATTCATAAGATCACGAGTATTAAATATGCCGTACTTATTAAGTGATTGGAGATTATCTCCGGGTTTTGCTTTAGCTATCTGATTAAATTCTTTTACTAAGAAGTTAAATCCGGGAGTATGTTTTGCAGTAAGTGCTAAGCCGTTAATACCTGTTCTAGCAAATAGGAAAAATGGTCTAGCCCAAGGTGCTTCATTAAAAGCTTCACCAAGTTTTGCTGAGAAACCTGTTAAGTCTTGAGTAAGAGTAGCTTCTTTTCTACTAAATTCAGCAGCTTTATCTGTGATATTACCGTTAGCATCAAAGATCTCTTTATTAAAATTATCTTCGTACTGTCTAAAAAACTTAGCGTCTAGGTTTTGGAAGTTACCATCAGGCAATAATTCTGCTGCTTTTAAGAATGCTTTTTCTCTAGCTCTAGCTCTACCAATAATTAATGCAAAAGCATCATCAGTAGATGCCATGATTTTGGTTGAGTAGGTTAAGAAACTATTGTCATTTAAACTTCTGACCATATTTGCAGTTCTATATAAAGCTTTATCTACCTTGTCACCTCTTGTCTCTGCCCAGTGACCATACATTTGCCATTGGTCATCTAGTTTAGTTCTCTCTACATATCTGGTTTTCATTGTTGAAAGATCACCAGCCCAATAAGAATTAAGCTTTCTTTTAAATAATTCAAAGGATTCTGGTATTGCTTCACGCATAGCATTTAGTGATGCTAAACCAGCTCGCATTGTTGTACCGTCACCCTTCATCAAACCACCTAAAGCCATAGCCATAGGTCTAGTAAAGGTTGCAGTTGATGTACCTAAGATTGCTCGGACTGCTGTTTTTGGTCCAGACAAAACACTATGAGTAAACATAGTTCCCATCTCTCTTAAAAATGCACCAGTCTTTTTAGGATCTCCACCCCATTCACCACCTCTCATCTTAACTCTCATAAACTGGTCAAGATCGTCGAGTGTATGAATATCTTTAGCCATAGAGATACCCTCGAACATAGCCTTAAATATCTCGTCACCTTCATCGCCAGTTATATCCAACGCCATACGGAAAGCATCAATACTTTCCTGTACTTGTTTGTCTATCATTTCAGCTTGTAGTTTTGGAGTAACTGTTTTACCCCTCATTTTTCCAAACTGTCGTAGTTGTTGAGATATATCAGCACTAGCCATTTTTCTCATCTGCAAACCAGCGATTAGTTTTTCAACCATCTTCTGTGCAGGACCATCAATATCTTTTATGTCGTATATATTTGCTAGTTCTCTAGCTGAAACTCCTGCATCTCTAATCTCATTAAATAGAGAAGCATTTATCATATCTATAGCATCAGCATATTCACTAGAAACATAAGAATATAGTGTTTTCTTTCCACTCTTACGAACTAATTTTTCCTTACTAATTTCTTTCCAGAACTCTTCAGGAGTCATGTCAGATGTATTTCTACCTTCAAATACAGCTTTGTAAGTATCAAGATCTTGTGCATACATTTCATCAAGAGTCTTACCTTGACGTGCAGCAGTCTCTTTCATCTGCTGAACATAGCCTTGACTTCTAAATCTACGTAATACTTTTTCTACAACTCCTCTAGCTTCTTTAGTTCCTTTAGTAAGTGCAGTAACCTCAGTGTTAGATAGTGAAGAACCAATACTTCCTTCTTCAGAACCTAGTTGTGTTTTCTTCTGTCTTCTAGCTTTATTAAGAGCTGGACCTGTTTCTAATGAAGTAGTACCACCTTGTGATTTGTTAGCAAGTTTTGGATTCTTACTTGCTCTAAATCCCGGTTCTTTCATTTGTGTAGCAGCTTCTTCTAGTTGCTGTGACTTAACACTTTTTCTTCTAGATTCAATTACCTCTTGTATTGCTTCTTTAGGTTTGCCTTTAGAAACACCAAACAAAACAGTGTCAAATACTCCTCCAATTAACATACCCTCTGCTACGTTTTTGACGGTCTTCATTATTGGACTATCAGAATCTTGTGTAGCGAGTGGTGTGTCTAGTAGAGGAAATCTTTCCTTAAGCATTCCAGAAATATTATCGTCTTGTGAATCTTTATCTAGTAAGTCAAATCTTGCTCCAGTTAATGCACCAGTTTTAAGGCTTTGCATAAAGCTTAAGCCTCTACCAACTTTACCTACACCTCCAAATCCACCTGATAAACCTAAAGTAGTTGCGACTTCAGTACCTGTTCTAATTAAACCACCCCACCAAGTTTTAGTTTCTAAAGGATCATTCTCTCCATAAAGTAATGAATCCCACTCAGTTTGATAGCCTTCTTCAGTTTCAGATTCTTCTTGCATTTCTCCAGAGATAAAGTCAATGACTCTTTCTGGAGCAGTGATTATGTTAGCTACACCATCTCTTGCACCAGCTAGTGGAGCTTTGACAGTATCAGCTATATAGTCTCCTAAGTTTGCACCTTCAGGTTTATTAGCTTCAGCTTTTTGTTCTTCTATTTGAGCGTTTTGTTCCCGAAGCTCAGCACGCTCTTGCTCTGCTTCTTGCATAGTTTGGACTGCCGCAGCAGTCTCTTCTTCGCTTAGTCCATCTCCAGATATTCCTATCTCGAGAGTCATTTCATCTTCCATAGTTACCACGGTAATATTGCCTAATGAACGGCAAGTAAACCGCAGTTACTCGTCCGTTATCATTAAGGCTTTTTTGTTATAAATAGATGTTTTTGCATTTTGATCTCCAGCTCCTTCTGCCTCAAGTCTTGCTCTTGTGATCTTTTCACGAGTTGGAAATTTATATATAAGGTTTAAAATCTTTTGATTATATTCTTCTTGTTGTTCTTCTACTTGTACATCTTCATCTACAAGATACCTAATTTGTGAGTTAGCTAAATCAACAGGATTGATACCCATTCGCATTGCTAAATCTTTGTAGTAAGAAGGTATATCTTTTGCTTGTTTAAGAGGTGTATTATGCCAAGCTATTAAACCGGCATCTACCTCTGCATTAGATGTAATCTTATTCTTTCTCCACTTACCTCCACCTGATTGCGTCATAGATACTTGCATCATACGGTTATAAGTTTCATCACCGTCATCTGTAAAATCTATACTCATCATTCTCTTGAGAGTATTGGGATCTCCTACAGCTTGTTGTACTGCAAGTTTTGCAGCTCTATCAGCATCAGCTTCAGTAGTTACTTTTACACCACCTTTATATAAAGTGTTCTTGTAGGTTGTGAAATATAGTTCAGATAAATTATCACGTAGAGATAACCATCGAGGAGACTTAGCATCTGTCTCACCAAACTCTTCTTCAGTTCCTTCGTTTGTATAAGTTGTAATAAACTCATTAGCTTTCTTATGATCGTCAGTTCCTATAGAAGTAGATCCAGCAACAATAAGCTTATCTTTATACTCATTAAACAACTTTGTGCTGACATTAGCTAGTTCAAAATCATATACACCACCTTGGTAGCGAATAGATTCTTGAAGACTTTCTTCAGCAACATCATCATCTAAGTGACCTTTCAATGCACCTTGTATATCAGAAGGAATAAAGCCATCATACTTTTGTTTATACACAGCCATAAGCTGCATTTTCTGTTCGTTGGTAGGGTTTTTCAAAGACTTGATAATTTCTACATCAGCAGCAATATCTCTATTTCTGTCCTCTGTTTTAGCAGCTTGAGATTTAACATTTGCATCTGCTAATTCTTCTCCAAGACTATCCCACTCTTTCCAAGAAGTCATAGTCTTAGTTGATCCGTCACGAGCTGTTATTTCGTGACTAACAATAGACATAGCTTCTGCATATGAAATCTTATTATCAGCTACTAAATCAACAAGACTTTCTTTAAAAGCTATTCTTCCTGCTTGTATAGAAACTCTATTTCTAGCTGCATATCTAGCAGCCCAATCATGGGCTAGTTGATGACCGTCTTCAGGATTAGCTGTTGCAAATCCAATTTCTATCATCTTGTCATCAGATTCTTTGACCTTAATTTTATATGCAGCTTCTCTTTTTATAGATTGTTCTTTTCTTCTTTTTTCGTCAAACTTATCTATTTCGGGTTTAACAACAGTAGCTACAAGTGCTTCGTTTAATCCTGCAAATTGCTTTGCATATTCAAACTTAATCTTTGTGTCTAATGCTGCTTGTTCAGATGGAGATAGATTATCCATGTGACCAACAGAAACTTGTTGACCATCTCTAATAACATCTATCTTTGTAGTTTCGTAAGCATCGTAAACATACTGGTCGTAGCCTTTAGCTTTCTGTAAAGCATATTGTTCTGCAACCATATACTTTTCCCAGCCAGCCATATTACGAAATTCTTGAGCGGTGATAGAGTCACCGGTTTCCTCTTCGTATTTAGAAGCAAATTCTTGAGTAGCTAAATCATCTTCAAATAACTGATCTCGCTCTCCTCTAAATCTAGCTTCTAGTTCTGGACTAACACCTCTAGTTAATATGTCTAACTTAATCTGTGCTTCTCTATCAGCTCTATATTTATCTTGTCTTTTCTGTATTATGTCTCCGACTTTAGATGAGAGAGTAGCTAAACCCTCATACATTCTTTCAGTATTTCTAACCCTATCAGCATTGTTCTTTTCTAATTGCTGTAGGTATCGTTCTTCTGACGCTTGCATAGCTCTGTCAGAAGCTTCTTGTTCTGGGATAACATCTAGTACCTTTTCAGGAGTAAGTGACTGCCCAGTTATTTGATAATTTGGAATCATTTAGTAATACCCCTGAAATGTTCTAATTTGATGACCAAATGTAGGGTCTGTAACATAACCATAGTCCTGTCCCATTGACGTTCCAGTACCAGCAGAAGGAGTTTCAGTTGTTTTTGTACCATCACCCTTACTATCCATACCACCTATACCAGCGGCTAAAGCTTCACCCATGCCTAGCATTAAGGTCAAACCTACGTTCTGCATAACAGGAGGTGGTGGTGCTAAGTCTACTTGTGGTTGAATAGCTACCCTTCCATATGATTGAGCAAGTGTTGATTTTAGTTGTCTATTGACATCTTCATTACTTTGTTTAGCCATATATCCTGCTTGAGCTAAACCTCTAGATCTCATAGCTTGACTCATACCAAAATTGGCACTACTCATAGCTAATGCTCTAGCTACTGAGGCTCCTCTAACTCCACGCTCTGCTGCTCTAGCTTCTATCATTCCTTCGTTAGCTAGCATCTTTTTAAAGTCTTCTTGGTTTTCAAGTATGGCTAAAGATCTTGCATTATTTAATTGTCTTTGTGTTCTTGAATAAGCACGTTGAGCTGCTATGTTTGCTTGGTCAACTTCTTGCTCATATTGTACTTGTTTAGTTTGGTAAGTAGATCTTGTTTGCATCCACTTACGTTCACGGACTTTAAGCTGATGCTCATAGTTCCGTCTTGCTGCTCTGTTTGATGCGGACGCTTGAGCTGCTCCCCCTATCGCGGAGAACATTGGTCCTATTGCTGCTGGACTGCACACGGCAAAATTCTATAAAGGATAAATTGTTTGGTCCGTAGGGAAATTTCCTAAGAAATTTAAAACCTAAAAACCTAAGTAACTTGATATGGACTTTGTTTCTTTCGTCAACAATGTTCCACAGTAACTTTTCTGTTCTTGCATTGACATACCGTTTTGCTTCTCTAGCAAAGGTATGAGGATAGTCGTAGATAGCTGGGGTGCAAAGCATCCAGATTTGTCCACCTTCGTGGACTCCTGCCATGCCTGCTATCTCGCCATTTGGCACTTCAAAATAAACTGAGTCGCAGTTATGAAAACCAACAACCAGTGCATTTAAAGGGTCATGTCCATGACCTTCAGTAACCTCCCGATAATCATCGGGTAAAAGATTAGAAGCCACACGAAGTGCAGCCTCTAATGTTGCTGGGTGAATGTATTTAGACACGTGTATAATTATTTGTTGTATAAACTCCTTCCCACGTCATGTTGTGGATTGTCGCTGGAGCTGGGTGTGTAGATTTAAGTGTTAATGATGCGTTTATATTTCTGTCGTATATAGGAACTGTTCTAATAAGATTATCGTCAACAATACCCGCTGTATTTGCTGCATATGAATCAGCAGCAGTAACTTCAAAAGTTTCTGTATAATCCATTCTTCCTTTCCTACTAAGTGTTGTCTCGTAAACACCTAACGGACCAAATCCAAATTTAACTCTATGTAAGATTGTATTTGCTGTAGTATCAGATCTCCAGTTTTGACCACTTTGAGTTACGTAGTAGATAGTAGGAAGTTTGACTTCCATAGTAAATTCATAGCCAATCAAAAATGTTTCACTAGACCAATCACCATCTATTTCAAGATTTCCTGTACCAGAATTAAATGTTACTTTGGCATACCTTCCTAAGTTATTACCAGCATCTACATCGTAAGCCACTAACTGATTAGTACTTTCTAATCCAACTGGTTTAGGTTTTGTTGATTTACCATTCGCATATTGCCATCCAGATGTTGACATTAAATGATCTAAATGAACTCTGTTTTCTGCTAAAGCAAAAGTATTAGAATCCATTTTTATTGCATATTTTAATAACTGTCTCTTACCGTTATTCTGAACTACTACAAATAAAGAGTCATCTTGAATACAGTGATATTGAATAGTTCCAGTTAATTTCCATTTAAACCAAGATGCTAATTTTCTTTCGTTAATTTGATCGAAATATCTATAGCCATAAAGAGTATCTGTTCCATTATTATTATTTGCTTTTCTATCTTCACTAAAAAATATTACTGAGTTTTCTCTTGAATTAGAAATTAACTGTAAATCGTTTTCAAATAACCTAGAAACAACAGCACTTTGTTCTATTACACTTGGTTCACCTTCTCTTATAACATTTGCCATTTCAAAAAATCTGGAATTTTTACCAGCATTATCTAAAAATCCAAGTGTTGTTCCTAAAGATATAGGATTGGTTTGGTGATTAAAGTTATAAGTAGAAAGCGCATTTATTTTTGCTGTTAAAGGAGTAAAAGCATCACTATCAGTAGTCAACATAAATTGTTGATTTTTTGAAAATAAAACTAATCCTGTATTTACTTGAATACCATCAAACAATATTGCTGGATATTCTGAACTTGCAGTAATGTCTATTGGATCACTTCCTACTAATGTGATAGCTGATTTAGCCCAAAAGTTAGTAAACTCTCCGGCAGCAGATAACACAATATTTTCATCAGCAAGTATTGCAAATCTATTTCTGAAGAACAATAATTTATTTATAGTTTTACCTATAAATGAAGGTTCTTTGTTAGTTACATCGTCACCAACAAGACAGTCCTCCCACACAGGAGCATAAGCAGTGACATTACCATCATTAGTAGAAACTGTGTAAGATGACCCATCTAATTCAGTCAATCTAAAATTACCATCAGCAGTTCTAATAAGAGCAATTGGCATTGTAGATCTTTTAAATCTTATCTTTCTACCCGGCTTAGCACATTCTTCCCATGTCCCTTCACCATCTAAATAGTCTGAATCATTATTTGGATCTCCTCCACTTTTTAATTTTCCAAAAAATTTAACAAAATAATTATCTTCTTCTGCCTCACTATTAATTACTTCAACAACCATGCCATGTTTACATTGAGAAGGTAAATCACCTACATCATTTACTTTTCCAGCAACTACATTTAATAAATCTGGAACAGGAGTTGAAGCATTAAATTCAGACGTAAGATTTAAATATAAACCATTACCAATTTGCGTAACATTAGAAGCTCCAAAATATGTCGACATAAGTAAAGTTGTTCTCATATCAGCGAGAATACTTTCACCAGTAACTGTAGTTTTTGTGTCAAATGAAGTAGGAGTCGGACGTACTAAACCAAGGTTAGCTTGTACCGTAGCTGTACTGACTTCCCTAATAGTGACTCGGTATCTAGCATTTTTCATCCAAACATCTACATAATCACCAGCTTGCCATCCTGAACCACCATGTAAAAGATCATGTGTAGTTGTATATCTACAGTGATATTCAGGAGTTGAAGATCTACCTTGTGCTACCGACTGACCTGTTGTTGAAAGCCTAAAAAATAAAGTTTTTCTATCTGCTGCATTCCCACCATTAGGCACTACATTATAAGTTCCTCCTACAAAGTTATTATCATTGCCATTAATACCATCACCATGAGATATTTTAAATATTCTTGTATCTACATTTGGGCAATAACTATCAAGATTTGTATGGTTTGAATCAGAGAAAGCTCCTTGTTGATTACACATTGTGGTATAAGCACCTGTGCCGGGTAAAGTTCCACTGGGAGGGAATTGTCCGCGATCCGTTTCTAAATAATCAGGTGCCGTACCAGTTGGTAGTCGGCAACTATTAGATGAATCAATTATTCGTCTAACTTCAATACGAGTTGCTGTAGTTAATGTTGTTGTAGAAGTATCATTAAAAACATTAAAAGCATATTGTCGAGCATAAGAAATAGTTTTTAACTCAATAAAAACTTCTTTACCAAAATTATTTAATGGTTCTGTGAGGGTATCCATCTCAGTTTCGATGGATCTATTATTTATATAGGTAAAATCATTAAGAGTTAATGTTTGTATATCTTCGTCACCTGTGTGAGTTAGATATGTGTTATTTCCAATAGCATTAACAACTGTTTTCTCTGCACCAGTTAAACAGTCCCACATTTTAATAGCACCATTACGTGCTACCTGTCCTATATATTGTTCGTTCTCATCACGATAGTAGTGAAACCATTTACCATCTGCTGTTGAATTAAGAGCTGCATCAGCGTTGTCAGATAAAGATGCCACAAACTTCCCACCCGGTCTTTTTAATAGTCCTTGTGTAACGTCTGGGAATGCGTTCACCATATCTTTCACCTGACCGGGAATCTTTTGCTCGTCAGGTTGTTGTGAAATGCCAGCCGTTAATGCTGGAATAGTTTGTGTAATGTTTGCCATTATCTAATAAGTGCTTTATAAGGTTGATAAGATCTGTAACTACTTTGTTGAGGTAAACCAAAGAAAGTATGATCTCCCATTTCACAGTCATATTCCAAAGCTGCTGCTTTATTTTGTGCTTCTTCTAGTTGTAATAATTTAACTAAATCTGGATTAGAAACTAACTGTGTAGCTGCTTTGATTGATGCTCTTGAAATAATGAGCCTCTGAATAGCTGGAGGTACATCATCAAAAGCAAAAAGATATGTTATGTCAAAGTAATATGATTTCGTAAATTTATTTGTATGGTTTACGTTGTCCCATAATTTGCCATCTTTTCTAACAACGTCTCTATGTTTTTCATATTGACCGTCGTGCATATCCATTCTCAAGTAGTTTGAAGGAACTACAAAATATCCATTACCGTCTGGTGCTATTTCTACCTTATCTTCTTTGTTAAAATGCCATCCTTCATTTTGTACATTTTTATTTGATTCCATAAGGATGTTATGTATTAATGCAATCTGTGGATTGGCAAATGTATTAACTAATTCTTGTCCTGAACTTGTGGAATCAGTAGTTACTGTTCCTAAAGTTGTTACCGGAGATTGTCCAATACTACCCAAGATAGAGTTAACTGCGGATAGTTCGGTATCGGTTCCTATTTGAGTAAGCATAATAAAAAAAAGGGGACCCGAAGGTCCCGTATAAAAGAATAAAAATTAAGCGTTTGCAGGGTATGAAGTACCGAATGCAGCGTTACCAGTTGAACCAGTAGCAGCTCCAGCGATAAGTTCTACGCAAGCAGCAGGGTTTAGGAAGTCTGCACCCATAGCTAATCTTCCAAGGATTACGTCACCTTGGTAAACAACTGAAACGTCGCCTGAAGTTACCTGAACCTGTGGTCCAATAGCTTCTACAACTCCAGCAGCTTCCTTCTGGAAGATTAATCCACAAGAGTTAGCGAAGTCTGTAGCATTACCATAGTTGTTGTTAATACCAGTAACAGAAGCTCTGCCATCCTCTAAGGTTTCTCCAACGAAGTTACCTTTGTTTCCGGGATCTGCGATTCCGGGGTTAGCAGTACCAGCAGTACCATACTTAGTACCATAATTTCCAAAGAAAGGAATGTTCATGGACTTGTAGATCTTGATACCAGCAATCTCTGCTACGCCTTGTCCAGACTGTAAAGCTGTTCCTTGTGCGTCACGGTTGATTAAACCAGATGTGATTACACCAGAACTTACAGAGTTGATAAGACTGTAGTATTGACGTGGGTTAAGTACAGCGACTCTACCTTGAGAGCTAACTCCCTTTTCGTCAAGAGCAGCAGCAGCATCGTAGAAAGCATCTACTAGAGCGGTAGCGTCATAAGCAGCAGAAGCATTAGATGAACTAGCACCAACTCTGATCTGTGTTCCGCCGGGCTCTTCAAAAGTATTGTTAGCCTTCTTAACAGGACTTGCTTGTCTAGCACCTTTGGCGATAGCACGGAAGATAAGTCTGTCGTACTTCTGAGCAAGAGCATATCCAATCTTCTTAGATATTTCTCCTCTCAATTCGTAGTGAGCAAGTGTCTCGTCTAACTCGTAAACGAATGCACTTGAGATTAGAAGATCATCACAAGTGATAGTCTTCTCAGCTACTGGAGGTGCTCCATCGGAGTTACCTAGTATGCTGTTGCCGGGTGTATGGAACTCGGCTGTTGTATGACCTGTATAGATGAACTGTAAAGATTTGCCATTCTTAAGGGTTCTCTTCATAACGAGATCTCTAGCGATAGCGTTATGCTGGAAGCCTTTAAACATTTCTCCACTGAACAGCTTCAGGTAAAGGGCACGGGAATCCCCTGCCATGTTTAACTGACCTTGGCGTGTTAGCGAGGTAGTTAAATCTGAACTCTGATGAGCCATTATTTTTTCCTAAATGTAAAGGTATATATTGTCGTTCCTAGATCTAGAATGTTGTCAGTCTTATTTGGTCTAGCGTGAGACTGCACGCTTTGTGGTCTGTTTCCCACCGTCGACGGCTAATGGTATCCTCCTCAGAGGGCAAAAGCCAAATTGAGTAGGGAGGATTCGCACCTCCCCAAAGGTCTACTTGACTACTCTTGTGTAAGCAACGCCACGATATACGAAAGTAACTTTCATGTGTCATCTCCATATACCTAAGCCCCGTTCCATGCTTAGGAGTCATGCGTCCCCGTAGGGATGAACGGACGTAGCGTTAGTAAGAAGGATCACCTTCAGGTTCTTTCGGTTTGACTTCACCTAACAGTGCTTCTTCTAATGATTGATATTCTTCTTCTTCTTGTGCTTTTTGTTTCTCTGGTGTAAACCAAGTTACAGCAGCACGAGCTTTGTTTGATTGATGTGGCATGTTATTCCAATGACGAATAACCCCAGAACATATAAATAAATTGGTTATTAAAGTTAAATAAATTAAAATTTTCTCAACCAATTTCTGGGGCGGAGAGGGCAATTTCTGTGGATCCAACATTTGCTAAGTCGAGTGGGAAGTTGTGAGCGTTACGCTCGTGCATTACTTCAAATCCGAGGTTAGCTCTGTTGACTACATCAGCCCAAGTAGGGACTATCTTTCCATTAGCATCAATTACTGACTGATTGAAGTTAAAACCATTAAGGTTAAATGCCATAGTGCAGACTCCCATGGAGGTAAGCCATATGCCAACCACGGGGAAAGCAGCAAGAAAGAAATGTAAAGAACGAGAATTATTGAAAGAAGCATATTGAAATATCAATCTCCCAAAGTACCCGTGTGCAGCGACAATATTATATGTCTCTTCATCTTGCCCAAACTTATAACCATAGTTCTGTGATACCTCCTCTGTCGTTTCTGCAATAAGTGAGGAAGTAACCAGACTTCCGTGCATAGCAGAGAAAAGAGATCCACCGAATACCCCAGCAACACCAGCCATATGGAATGGGTGCATGAGTATATTATGTTCTGCTTGGAATACGAACATAAAGTTAAAAGTACCAGAGATACCAAGAGGCATACCATCACTGAAACTCCCTTGTCCGAAAGGGTAGACTAGAAATACTGCGAGAGCTGCGGATAGTGGAGCTGTGTAAGCTACAAAAATCCAAGGTCTCATTCCAAGTCTGTAAGATAGTTCCCATTGTCTTCCTGCATAGGCTGCGACACCTATCAAAAAATGGAACACAACAAGTTGATATGGTCCGCCGTTATATAACCACTCGTCCAAAGTGCCAGCTTCCCAGATCGGGTAAAAGTGCAGTCCTATTGCGTTGGAGCTTGGAACTACTGCTCCAGAAATAATGTTGTTTCCGTACAACAACGAGCCTGCTACGGGCTCACGTATGCCATCTATATCTACAGGCGGTGCTGCGATAAAGGCGAGTATAAAACATGTAGTTGCAGCTAGTAAGCAAGGGATCATTAGCACCCCGAACCAACCTACGTATAGGCGGTTCTCGGTACTTGTGACCCACTCACAAAACTTCTGCCAGTTGCTACTGCTTTCTCTTGTTAGTGAGATTGCAGCCATTTAAAATACGCCGGGTATAATTTGACCGGTTGTAGCGTAAGCTCCTAGAGCTGCTACTATGCCAAGCATTGCTGCCCAGCCATTAAATCTTTCTGCTTCTGGTGTCATAATTGTATTGTGTGAATGATTGCCATCGCAATCTGCGTTGTGAGACATAACTCTTATTGGTGGTTCGTAAGGGTATTCGTTATCAAATAACGTATCAAGATCTTTTGTTTTCATGGTTTGTACTCTGGTCCTACACCAGCTTGTACACACTTGCCATTCTTTTTCACAAATCCAGAAGGGCAAGGTCTATATTCATTTGTACGGACTTTAATTTTTCCGGTTTCGTCAACTGTGTTTGCCATTAAAAGTTAAGATCTGATTGGTCTAATTTTCTGATGACCTCTGCTCTATAAGCTGGGTCATTGTCGTAGCGAGGGTCGCCCATCGCTGCTACTAATTCGGCTTGAGATCTGAATATATCTCCTCCGGATGCAGCTGGTTTGCCTTGTAGCATTCTGCCTTCGTATCCATTGGATTCTTCGTACTGTCTCTGTAAGCCTTGGAAAGCAATTCCAATAGCTGCTGGATTTCCTGAGTCAACTACAGAATCAAAAGCATCTATCTGTGCTTCAGGTAAATTACTTGCAGCCCATTCGATTACTCGGTTGTAATTAGCTTCTCCGCCTGCTGCATTCTGGACACTATTAACTTGTGCCTCTGACATTTCAACAGACTGTTGAGGTGCTTGCGGATTGTTGGCTTGGATCTCTAAGTAAGCATTAACCAAATCTTGGCTGCTCATTTCGGAGAACCTAGATATTGTTTCCTCACTAAGTTGACCATCATTCGCGTAGTATTCTTCTGATGCTTCGTTAATCAAACTGATCGCAGGAGCTTCATCAGATACCTCCTCATCGCCTTCTTCTTCCTCTGCATATCCTTCGTCGCTTTCTTCGTAGTCGACTTCTTCTTCTTGTCCAAGTTTCTTTTGTAATGATAAGTAAGCTGCTTCTAAATCTTCAGCGTTTTTATATTTACCAGCTAGTAATCCTTCTTGTTCTGCTACTAACTGTTCTCCTACTTCAAGAGAGTTCTGTTCCTCTTCAGTTAAAACCTCTGTTTCAGGAGTATTATCATACGACAATGTTTCTGCCATTTATTCAGGTTGTTCTTGTGGTGGTTGCATTCCTTGCAAATTTTCAGAGTCAGCTAATTTAGAATTAGCAAACTGTCCAGCCTGTTCAAGAAGAGTCTGGTTCTGCTGTATCTGCATCTGCTCTTGTTTCTCATCTGCAAGTTGTTGTTCAGTCTTAACAAGGTTAAGTACATCAATACCTTGTGCAGCAGCTAGACGTTTGATTGCTTCCATAGGATTGATAAATCTCATCAATGACTCTGGTCCTAATGTCTGTGCAATAGTTTGCACGAACATAGTTAAAGCTTCTCTATCTTGCCCACGACCTAAAGCATTTACACCAGCTACAATTGCTGGTCTTATTACATCTTTAGGTAACTTAGGTAATTCGTTACTTCTCTGTAAAACTAAAAGTGTTCTATCTAAATAGGGTATGAGGAAAGATGTAGTTAACAAACTAAAGATTCCACCGAGCTGTTGCTCTAGTTCTAACTGAGTTAGTCTGACTTCTTCTGCTGTTACTCTTTCTGCATTCCTTACATTCATTACAAGGAAAGCTTCAAGTAATCTTCTCTCAATTGTTTGTGCCATTTGAGCGGCTGTAGAAAAATCTGCTGTCTTACCGACTTGAACTACTTGGACATCTTCTGCCCTGCCTTGTACGATGGCTCCGTTACCAGCCTTTGCAATAGTGGCTGGTTTTGTAGTTGATGATGGGCTAACTAAAAAGATAACTTTTGAGGCAGCTGCTGCACCTTCAACTAATGCTTGCGATAATCCTTCAAGAGATTTGAGATCACCAAGGAACTCTTCTACTCTGCCACGACCATACTGTTCTCCATCTACTGAATTGAAAGTCAGGACTAACCATGGACTTGCATTCTTAGGAGCGGTACTACGTGACCCGGGAATTATCATGTCATTTACTTCTTGATACCAAACCCATCTGCCGTTCTCTAGTTTCACGCACGTGTAAACTTCGACTTCATCAGTATGTGTACCTTTTGTTTCGTCGATAACTGTGTTGGGTTCTTTGACTGGGATGTCATAACCGATTACATCTCGACTTATCAATTCCTTTGTAACTATTTCTAGGACGTTACCATTTCCATCTCTGTTGACGACATACCTATTAAGTGGATAGTTCTTAATACCATCTTTGCCCATAAACAACAAAGCATTACCACTAACAATTAAATGTTTAAGTGCTTGATGTATAACTACTCTGTCATTTGATGCAGCGATATAGTCCATGACCATCCGTTCCATCTTCGACAAAGAAAGATCAAGTTCTGACTTTGCTTCGGGAGGTAAATCTTCACCTAACTTATCCTCTCTTACTTGTAGCTTAAAGAAAGTTCCTTGTGGAGGTAGGGTTGCAAGCATAAGTTTTGCTGCAAGCCCCACTACACATTTAGAACCTACTGACTGCCACGGAATATTCAGAGTTTCGTGTGTAGGTCTTGAAGAAGTATCGTCTTGAATTAAATAAGGTAACGTGAGCTTTGAACATTCAACGGCTTTGTCTAGGAATTGACGTCGATCTGTTACCAGTTGATTGTATCTCTCACGAGCTAACATTAGTTAAGCCCTCCAGACCGTGGGTCTGTACCTGTATTTAGTTTTGGATTTAATTTTATTCTTAACGCACCAGTGCCCTCCGAATAATTACTACCTTTTTTCTTAGCCTTTGTTCTAGCTCTCCTAACACGCGGATCCATTTCCTGATTAACAGGTTCTGGAGGTGGTGTTGGTGCTCTAGGTGGCTCTGGTGGTGGTGGTGCTGGGGGTAATGGTGGTGGTGGTGGTGGCGATCCGCCTCCGAATATACACATTAGATTTCGTCCTCTTCTAATAATGATTTGACATAATCAACTACTTTGGCTTGTCCAGCTCTATACATAATTGATTCAATTGGTTCTTTTGGGTGGACTGGTTCCCACTTGAAGTTATCGTCTAACTTCTTTATTAAGTCATCAAGCTTATCGTTATAAAGCCTAAGAGTATTGAGGGAGGTTGACATTCGAGTGTTCAAAAAATGCAGGCATTCTCGCTGCCTTTGTCTGAGAAAATTCTGGTGCTTTGCCTTCGTACATAAGTCTGTCGCTGGCATCTAACCAAAATTTTTTGTCCAAATATCTATCGGCACTTTGTTTTAAGGGTTGCATAACCCAATTAATAGTTGCCTTTCTAAGCTTGTCTAATGACTGACTAGGTTTAAGACCTAGCTCTGCACATACAAGAGAATTAGCAGCGACATGCACTTGCTCATCTCTAGATATATCTGCTGATACTGTTCTTAATCCTGCGTCACCACAGAATCTGAAGAAAGGAAGTAGCACAAAGAAGATTGCTCTCTCGGCTACTAATGCTTTTAATATTGTGTGATCTGGATGTTCTTCCCACGCTGCACGTAAGCGCAATGCTTCGGCTTCGGCTTTTTCATCTACGCCTAGTGCGTTGGTGATGTAGCCAAGAGCAAGATCATGTTTGATCTCATCCTTAACGTTCGACTCTAGAAGTGCTCTAGCAGTGTCGGGAACTTCCTTATCAAGTGCTTCTGTAATGAACTCGCCAACTGGTAACTCCATATGGCGTATTGCAAGAGCACGGTAGATGGTCTCTTCTGCACCTTCTTTTAGTTTTCCTTTAGATGTTTGTACGGGTGTCCAAGTTCTTTTTCTGGACAGTAATTTTATATAGGGATTCATTGTTGACAGTCACAAGCGATATCGTCAGGTTTATTGCTCATTATTTCTGCCAAGTAATCTTCAACTGAGGTATCCTCTAACGCTGCATAAGCATCAGTCTTATCCTGTGTGTCTCCCATTACTTGTAAAGAATAATAGAGAGAAGTTTGTGGACTAAGTAGCCACTCTTCTATAAATGCCTCATCGTATGTCACCATGTCACTCCAACTGTTGAAGCTATAGCCATGAAGCAAGCCAGTATTATCGAGCATAATCATTATCTGATCTGCTACTAATTTATAACTCTCCCATCCGACTTCGGATGCGATCTCTACGTCGCCATATTTAACTTGCTCCACACCAAACGTACCTGAATCTCTATCAACTACTCTGCTGATAGGAGGTGCAATTTCTGGTGTAGATGTATTACCTTTTAGGTCTCTACTTCTGTAAGAACAACTAGCGGTAGGAGCTATAGCGAATGCTCTTTCCATGTTGTTCTCTCTTGCTAAGTTAGCTGCATCTTCTATGCCCAGAAAAAGTTCACGCGCAGCTAACCCCGCGTAACCATCGTAGCTCTCACCGTTATTAACAGCTTTAAGAGCTTCGCCAAACTGGGCATATGTAATCTTGTTATGAGCTAAGAAGTTGGCTAAGCCAAGCATTCCTAGTCCTACTTGTCTGTCTACTTTTGGTTTGAGATACTCTCCAGACTCTCCAACACCTGTCCTGCCATGGAGGTCGCACAACTCGGACATGCCTTGACGGAAAGCCGGGCGTAAGTCGCCGATGCGACAGGCACCGAGATTGATATGTTGGAGTAAGCACGTTCCGCGTGAGGGCAAGTAAACCTCAAGACAGACGTTTGATCTGATCCGTTTGCCATATTTATCATGTTTTATTTTTGATAACCAAATGTCTCCTCGTCCAATTCCTTTAATAACTGCTGCCTTAACTTCAGGTCTTGTATCAGACCAGAGGCTGGGGGAGAGATTAACACATCGTTTAATCCATGGGAGTTCTTCTCTGGGCGTTTGCACGAAGTCAATAATATCGGCGTGGTCAATATCAAGATGGGCAACAACCGCACCATTTTTGTACGTACCCCCGCGTCTAAGAATTTCATTTAATGTTGAGTAAATTTTTGCGAATGAGACGGGTCCTGATGCAACGAGAGTATCAGTTCCCTTAATGCTTTTTGTTCCTGCTGGTCTAAGGTCCGACAAGTGGACCGCAACTCCTGCTCCAAAGCGGAGAGCATGAGACACAAATCTCCAGCTTGCTTCGATTCCATCTGTTCCTTCCATTGAATCTTCTACGTTGAAGATTGTGCATGATACGGGTAGACGTGTGGTTGGGTTTTCAATCCATGACTGGACTCGACCAGTCCTAGCAATTTTGTTAGCCATTTATATGAGTGAATGTAAGTTTGGTTTTTTATAGTTAGGTCCTTTCAATACCTTTCCGTCTTCCCTGTAGATTGGATTCCCATCTTCATCTAGTTTGGAAAGATTACTTTCATGTATTAACTTCAATGCTCTATCAAGATCCCAACCCATGTTGGCAGCATACTGATAACAGACATACACAAGGTCGGCTAACTCTTTAAGACATTCTTCCTTGTACTTATCTGTACCTCTGAACAACATACCTTCAGCTTCAATAAACTCTTGATACTCTTCAGTAATTAAGTCACATTGATACTGTCTTGTTGGTTTGCTCTCAGAACTTTTCAGTCTATATAGTTTTCTAAATTCCTTTGCTTGTTCTTGATTCGATTTCATTTAGTAAATAGTGGGCAGCTTTTTTTAAATCTTTTAAGTCGTCTTCTTTATATCCAGCTCGACATATGTATTTGATTACGTTTCCAAGGTGATAGTTCAAGGATTGATCTCTTATGAAATCCCATACTTCTATGTTCCCTCTCTGGTAGTAATCAGGACCTTCGTTTGCGTTTTTTTGCTTCATTTAAAAAGGGTGAAATTAAATTATTTAATTTAAAAACTTGTTCTTGTAGCTTTAGATAAAGTTCCATCATGGTTTCTTTATCTATTTCATACAGTGCTAACTGGATCTCTCTCATCTCTAAGTCCTGATGGAGGGTCAATTTGGTACTGTCCCAAGGGGCTCCAGAGAATTGGTTCTCTTTTTTCATGGTCGTAGTCGTCAGTAGTAAGTATCCTTGCAAGCCTTGCATTAACAAGAGCGTCTTCTTCAGTCATTTCCTTTTCTTCAAAGGTTTCAACAACTGCTTTCCATGTGTATCCTTTTTCGTTAAAGATTTTCTCTGCTTTTTTTACTCCAATCCCGGGCACGCCTGAGTAACCATCAGTGTTATCGCCTGCCATGGTTTGTATAAGATGCCATCTTGCTCCTTCTTCTGGAGTGATAGTAACAGTCTCTTTAAAGTCATATAATTTACCGGGAATCTGTCTCATGTCTTTGTCAGGAGAGACAATAATATTTCCGGGGTACTTTGTTGCGTAGATACCTAACGCATCGTCAGCTTCAAGTGTATCTTTGAGGATAACTTTATATTTTTTCTTCAGCTCCTGTATGACACGTTTGAATCCACAGGGCTTTTTTCGTTGTCGATGACCCTTGTAATCGGGCAAAATTTTTTTCCTAAAATTATTAGGGCTTGTAAAAAACAATATTAATTCATCATCAAACGAACCTAATTCATTACGGATCTTGTCTAAATCTCTTTTTACGCATTTCATTGCATCTGAGAAATTAGAAGTTACAACTATTACGTCATCTCCAAAATCCATTTCTGTTTCTGCTGCTGCACAGCATTTATAGACTATATAGTCGCAATCTATCAGTATTTTCATAAATTAATGTACGTCTGCCCATGTTTTGCCTTTTTTTGCTTCGGCAGCTATTGGACAACGCAAGTTATAGTAATCTCCAGCTAATTTTGCTGAATTTTCCAGAATTTGCATCAGTTTATCCGCATGCTGTGTTTCACACTCATATTGCAATTCGTCGTGGACAAATGCGAGTTGATTAGCATGAAAGTTAAAGTCGTTTGCAATTACCATCCAGCGTTTTGCAACGATACCGGCACTACATTGAAGCAAATAATTTAGGGCTTTGTGCGGGCTATCGACCAAGACTCGTCGTCCGTCAATTGCCAACAACCACCCATTAGTAGCCTTATTTGAAACCGCTCCCAATAAGTCGGATAGTCCTTCGATTGCAGCAACAAAAGCTTTTCTAATCTCGGATCCTTTTTGACGGGCTTCCTTGGGTTGTAAAGAGTTATCATAACTCGTACCTATTTTTTCGTTTCCAGCACCATAAAGAAAGGCATAAGTAACAGTCTTAACTTGGCGTCTGGTGATTCCTATTTTGTCTGCATTAACTTGATGTATATCATCATTGAGTAATATGTCGGCATATCGACCTCCGTCATATCGTCCTAAGTAATGGGCTAACATACGCAGCTCGATGCCACTTAAATCGGCACCAACCATTATCTTTCCCGGACTGGCTGTAAATAGTTCTCTAAATTCTTTATCAGCAGGAACTTGAGCTAAGTTCGGTTTACGATGAGCACATCTAAATGTGTTCGTACTAACCGAGCAGTTATGGTGTATTCGACCTTCAGTCGTAACAAGCTTGTTCCATGCGTTCACGCCTTCGGATATCATTCCAAGCTTCTTCTTTATCGTCAAACAGTTCGCACATGCTCTCGAGAAGGGAATATCTATCTCCGTCAATGTAATCTCGTCGATAATTGGTTTCCCAGTCGTTGTGATCTTGTTCAATTTGACTTTGAAATGAGTCGTCAGAATCCATGCTATGTGGTCTCGTGATGTTGGGTTAAACTCCTTTATTCGTTGTATTTCACATCCTGCTCTATATCCTTGTGTTGCGTTATCTCGTTTAGGAGTGAACAACGATCCTGCAACGAAAGGGAATTGTCCTCGAAGTATTTCAATAGTGTCTTCCATCTCTTTTCTGAGAGATGACTCAAGTTGCTGAGCTTTTGATTCATTAAATGTCCATCCATGTATTTCCTGTTCAGTTAATATCTCAGCGACTTGATGCTCTAACCGACACGAGTCAGATAAGGGCGGAAGTGTTCGCATAATTTGGTGGTAACTTTAACGTCTTGGACCATATAGTCCTGCATATCTTGACTCCACTCTTGCCAGTCTGAGGTTTTACCAAAGTCTCCTTTGTATTCTCCCAATCTGTAACCGTATGCTTCGAGTGAATGTCTTCCATATAGTTGTAGTGGCATATGTCGCCACTGTCTTTTCTTATCTATCTCCATCAAATTTGGATGAAATAAGCGAGAAAGGACAAGAGTATCAACGCATTCAGCAGTAGTAGAAAACTCACTGCTAAGCTTCCGTAAAACAGGAAGGTCATACCCAATAATATTGTGCCCAGCGAGAGTATCAGCTTCCATAAGTTGATTGATACCATCCCTGATACTGGGCGTCTCGTCATCTTGATCGTTATATACGTAGCTTTTTTCCTCTTTGGTATCGTAAGTGGAAATGCAATGTATTTTAGAAACGTCATATAATAATCCGTTTGTTTCTATATCGAATACCAGCATTATTTTTTTGCGGTATATGTTTTATCCCTAAACTTTGCTTTTTTCTTTGCTTGTTTTGTGGGTGGGTTTGGTTTCTTCAGCTCAGAAGTCTGTGCTGGGATTGAAAATTGGCTCTGTAGTTTCATCGTATTTACATGTTTCTTTGTTGTATTTCAATTGACATGCGACACCTACTTCACCTGAGTATCTATTCTTGAGAACACGTAGTATTGTCTGGTCTACTGCATCAGATTGTTGGTTTCTTTCGAGTCCCCAAACTTCATCTGCTAGTTGACTAATGGCTGCACTACCTCTTAGTTGACCAAGAGTTACGCGTGCTCCTTCTTCGTGATTCTTATCTGTTTGTGTTCTACGTAGATGCGATACTAGAAATAGTTTTATTCCAGTCTTTTCAACTAAACTTCTTAGCTTAGTCATAGTGGTGTCGATCATCTTTCGCTCGTCTCCTTCTAATCCAGAGATCAATATGCTTAGATGGTCCAGAAATATGGTTTTCGTTTCGAGCGCGAGTGCCATATATTCAATGCGACTGTAGATAATATCAGGATCAGCACTGCCGAAGTGGTCATATGCTTCTTGTAATGTTTCCTTGGTATGTTCTCCAAGATGTAATGCTTTACCAGTAGCTACAGACATCAAGCCTAAAGCTGTTCTTCTATTAGATTCCTCCAGAGCGATATATCCTACTCGTTCATCTAAGTCTAAAAAGTGAGTCGCTAACTGACGTGTCAGGGTACTTTTACCTTGACCTGTTCCTGCACTTATTACCGTAAGCTCTCCGTATCTGCATCCATGAGTCATACGTTGCAGTCCTGCAAATGGATACTCAAAGTCGCATGGAGGACTAGGGTTAGTGACTAATTCCAGAAGCGATTTACCATCGACGATACCATCCGGCTGATACGGCGATGCGTTCCAGATAGCTTTTCTAATCGCCTCTCCATCTCCAGCCATGAGAGCGTCAGAAGCATCCTTGTACGGATCCGGTAAGTGAGCAATCTTAACTTTCCCACTTGGTAGGAGAGCAGCCACTTGCTCCGTAGCTTTTTTCCCCGGTTCATCTTTGTCAAAGAAGAGAACAATCTCTTTATAACCTTGAAATAGCTGGAGTTGTTTTTGAATGTCTTTCTTGGCAGACGCTGCGCCATGCGGTAGTGAAACATGCGCCCAGTTCGGGTACGCCTCCCACCCCGATGCAGCATCGAGTTCGCCTTCATAGACAATAATAAGTTTGCCAGTAGAAGGAATAAGAGACTGACCAAATAAAGTGTCAGTAGTAGTTCCTTCATACTTAAACTCTTTTAGCTTGCTTTTGGTTTTGAATCCTCGAAGTGTTTTATCGCTGCTGAAATAAGGGAAGCGGAGAAGTTCTCCGTCTCTGTATATTTTGTAGTGTTGACAGGTTGCTTCGCTGATTCTTCGTTTGTGCAGCCTTTGGGCTGATCCTTTGAATTGGACATTGGTGGGCATTTGATGATTGTGGTTTTCTGTCGTGTAGTTTTGACAGCTGAAACAATATGTACTTCCGTCGTCATATATTGCTTTGGCGTCAGAAGAGCCACATGATTCACATGGCTCGTGTCTTAAAAATTCTGCTGTCATTTCAACCAATCAACTGGTATGCAATGAGCAGCGCACCATAATATTCCATATCTTTCACACCACTTCGCATAGGTTGTTTTGCTCTTCTTGGAAATCCTTTTATATGGATCTTGAAAGACCATGCGAAGGTCAATCTTTGGGTTATCTTTTATGACTTGTCTTATCTTTCGCCTAGATGGTGGATCCCAATATCCTTTAACCTCTAGGATTACTCCATTATTTGGTAAAACAAAATCAGGAGTATAGCTGTGTTGAATAGTGTAAGGGTAGGACGCTTCCTCGTATTCGTAGTCAACGCCCAAACTTACTAATAGATCAGCTACTTTTTCTTCAAGTCCTGATCGAAATGCCATTAGAAGTCGTCTTCTACTGAACTTGGTGTTGTGTCAGGTGTCACATTTGGTTCTTGTGTCTTAAATCCAGCAGTACTACCAAACAACTCAGCAGCTCCTTGCTCATCAAGATCTCCTGTATCTACACCTACCTCTGATTGAACACTAACTATCTGTACGCCAGATAACTTAAGTGTTGTTCCGTAAGTTACGCCATCTCTCAATATGTATGGTTTCTGAGTAAATCCAAGCTTAACCTTGCTGCCTGCATATACTGGTGTAGTTTCGTCCTTGATGGGCGTACCTTCAGTATCAACAACTGGAGGTCTTTTCTCTTCTCCCCAAGAAAACTTGATGAGATATTTACCTTTCGATACTTCTTCCCATGGTGTAGGTTTTAGTGTCGATCTCTTTGGGTTCTTTAGCTTTGACTCAGCCCACTTGAGGCAGTCGTCTCGCTCTGTCTCTAGCTGTGAGATTAAATCATCTCCAACTATCGCTTTTAATGAATAGCCAAACTTACTTGGCTTTAACACAGCCTGATATCCTTCTAGGGTTACAGGCTCGGGTGTTACGTGTATGTTTCTCATTAACAGAAAAAATATTGTGAATCAATTACGGCTTCTGGTTTTAAGTCGCCAATAATCGGTGGTTGTTCTTCAGCTCCTATTGCTAGGGCGAAGTCGGTTAGTGGTTCATGCTCTGCGAACAGACGCATGTAAGTTTTACGTACCAATGTGGACAGTTTACACATATCAGTAGCTCTACATAGAACTGAATCATGTATCAACGCAATAGGTGCATTGAAGCTCATAACAGCCATATGGAGAAGGCTGGCATCAAGCGAGTGTATCAGGTTAGGAGCAGTAGCATTTTTGTGATGCTTTAGATCTACACCTGTTTCAGCACCTGACACATGAACCTCGCATCTACCCATCAACTGTGTTTTGATAACTGTCGACTTGGTTTTCATTAGTCTTTGCTTAACGTTGAAACCAGACGGAGTTGTCCATCTAATCTCATCAGCTCCAGCTCGTATTGCTCGAGCTATCTCCGTTTCTATCCATTTCATTACGCTCATAGCTCCCGGAACAACAACATTCATTGCAGCTCGTACAGCATTTACGCATTGAGTTAATTCTTCTTTTTCTACATCAACACCTTTTTCTTTGAAGGCGTCTCTGATATAAGAACGATTAGAAAAGGGCTTAGCGTTGTATGGAATAGTCATCACACAACGCTTAGTCACCTTTCTATCCCAGTGGGGTTTTAGCCGATCAGGGATTGCCTCCATGCTCCTTGAAGCGATGGTTGCATAGGCGTCTTGAGGCTTTTCGCTCCCAATAACATTTACCATGCGAGCAGTGGAGGCGTCCTTGGCGAGACCAGCAAGAATCTGGAGACCACTACATGTAGCGTCTACTGCTACTGGTAGATGAGTCATGTCTGTGTGTCCCATAATGAGACTGACATACTCATTTGCAGCAGCTAAAAATAACCAAGGTTCATCTGCATTTTCCCAGTCAGCTATGTATTTGATAGGGTCTTTGACTATTCTGAATACAAGATCTTGATTAGCTGGTATAGATACCCACTCTAATCTTTCCTGCATCGTAGCTTTATCTAATCCATACGTAGTTGCTAACTGAAACTTAATCCACTCCAAACCTTTAGGTGTTATCTTTGCACCTTCACTAAACAAAATTAAACTTTTTCCAAAGTCAGTATCTTGTGGTGTTAGTAGGTTTGGTATTGGATATGCTCTACCTCTATAGTCAAAACTCCAAGGAATAAAGTAATCTTTTCCTTCAAACTCTCGTACAACTTCCATCGTCATACGAGTACGGCAGGACTTACGTACTTCAGCAGCCTGCAAGTTTCTAGCTATAGTTGCTTCTTTTTTCCAACTCTTCCACACCTCCTTGCTTGCTTCCTCTGGAGGCTTGGGAGGTATATCATGTTGGATAACAGGTCTAAACTTTCCTACGCTAACTCCTCTCTCTTCTAATTCTTTCGCTACCTTGACTATAAAAGGGTTTAGCTTATAAGAAACTTGTTGAATTTTGTTAATAAACTCGTAGGGGATTTCTCCCTGTATTAACCCGCCATTGCTTCTACGGATTAATTGATGGCAACGTGTCAAATCGTTTAAATAGTAACCACCATCTTGGAGAGCGTGCCAATTACGAGGAGGGATACGCATAGGCTTAGCAAGTGGACTGAATAGTTCAGCCATTCGCATGATTTCAGCATGTTGTTTAATTAATAATTCGGTAGGATTTAGTACTGCATATCTCTTTCTACCTTTTACTATCAAGTCTCTCTCAAACCACCCTGATACTTCCATAAGGCAATCCATCAAGAAGGTTCCGACCTTGACTTTGGTAGTTTTATCCCAACGTATCCAAGGAGTGATATTTGTTTTGTGCATGAGAGTTTGTATGCACTTACGTTTGTATTCTGTACCTTTGGCTTGATGCCAGTAATTCTTTTTAAGTGTAGTTAATAGTGCTGGAGCTTCCTGCTCGTAGTATTCCATCTGAGCTTCAGCTTCTAAAGCAGTACCAATAGCCATAGCTATGGTTGTTATGTAATGTTGCTTCTGTCTCGGCGAGAATACATGGTCAAATACGACCTTGCATGTAAGCAAAGCTTGTATTGATGTGTCGGCTGGAAAGACATGCTTGTGAAGAAGCACATTATCTTTAGCACCTATTGTTTTATATCTTTCTTTTTTACTATCAATGAATGCAATTAGATCAGGCATGATGGAGTTAACACACGCTGAGCCATAAACAGTTGCAGACGCATAAGTCTTTTCTTCTAACTTTTGAGTATTAGATCTAAGCTTATGTAGTCCACCACTTATTTGTTTACGCTCGTACTCCTGCTGATCCTCTATCTGTTTTTCGGTTAGCATGCTCGGTAGATTTTTTTGTGCACTTTCGTACACATGGACAATAAAGAAAGGGACTAGCTTTTCAGCTAATCCCGTCCACTATCTACATCAAGTTCGTACGGATTTTAAGTCCGGCGCGTCTACCAATTCCGCCACACTCCCAAGGCTTCTCAGCCTTTTTATTGTAACTTTTATTGTAAACTTGCACAAAAATTGATGTAAAAAGTGATGATTTTAAGATCTATAGACGCGTTAGATTACGCTATAGCGAAGTCTATAGAGTTTACACGTTCAGATAGGTTTTTATCTGCTGCGTGTAAGTAGCGTTCAGTTACGCGTGTGGAGCTGTGACCCATATGGTCAGCAACGTCCTTGATATTTACACCTGATTGAATCAGGAGCGTGCCATTTGTATGGCGTAGTCCATGGAATGTGTATGTTCCATCGGTTCTGTTGATGTGTCGTAAACACTTACGGAAATGCCTACGTAGCTGGTCGGCATTGAGCCAGTCATCGCCAAACAAGTAAGTCCTATTTTCGTTGCACCTTCGTACAAGCATAGGAATTAACTGGTCATGTATGCCTACAGGACGATACTTTTTGTTTCGTGCTTTTGGCTTCATTACTGTGATGATTTTATTGTCTAAGTCAACTTTGTCCTTGGTTAGAGTCAAGATTTTTTCTTGTCTGATACCAGTCAAAGCTGAAAACAATATGATGTCAGCTAGTGCATCGTGCATCAATGAGTCACGTGCAAATGTAATCATTGCCTTTAGCTCATCTGCTGTAAAAGCATTACGCTCTTGGCAATCTTCGTCCTCGCTAAATCTTTTAAATCTAGGGACTGTCCAGTCCTGAGATAAAAGCTGCATTTCCTGAGAAAATTTGAGAACTTTTGATACTGCTGATACGTATCGGTTGAGTGAACCATGCTTCATTCCTTGAGCCTTAAGTTCATAGCAATCTTCAAGTATGAGACGCAATGTGATCTTGTGTGGGTCAAAGGTTAAAGGATGTAACTCTCCAAACTTACCAGAGTATAAAATCGCAGACTTACGTCCTCCGCCTGATACCCATGATGGGCAATGTCGGAGCGTGTAGTCTCTGCATTGTTTCCAAGTGGATTTAACCATAGAGAATGTCTCTGAGTTGTTTGACTAGAAGCACACCTTGAGGGGATAGCTTCATTATTTGTTTACGCATGTCAGTTGGATCACGATATTTGATAATCCAATTGAGTCCGCTTTTACCGAGCCGATGCTTTTGGGCAAGCCAATCAGTATTACGCGAAGCACTAGCACTTGGCATGTTTATCCCTACCTCCTTGTCCTGAATCTGTACCTTTGATACGTCATCGTGACTTGCGATGTAGAGAAACACACTAATTACCTGTGCTGGTATCTCTGGGTCGTAGCTCCTGAATAGCTCCATTGCCTTCAGGAGTTTCTCCATCTCCAGATCTGTCGTCTTTCTGAATGGTTCCATTGCCTTTTGCATTCGGACATTGGTATTCTATCAGAAGATTACCAAGATGGACAGAAAAGTCACAGTATTTGTCGGATTCGTAGCCTAAGTAGAACGTCCCGACTGAGAGAAGTTGCATAATGTAGGTATAAAATACTACGAAAGTAGTTTAACAATTAATTTAGTAAAGTATTTAAAAGTTATGTATTTCTAATGCAGTTAAACCTTATTTACAGTTGGACTGTATATACATATCTACTGCATCTAATACTATTTGCTCAAGTGTAGAATCTTTAGTTGCTGCCTGAATTTTCAGCTTTATATGTTTATCTTTAGGCATGCGAATCGTAATTCTTTTTATGTCCAAATTATACCAACTTTGAGTTACTTTGTATTTACTGTAACACAATCTTCTGCCATCTGTTGTTTCATAATGTTAAGCAACTCCTCTTTGTGAGGGTGTATATTAATTAATGTTACAAGTTGGTTGTAACGTCTGTCAAATGTTCGTTCGTTCATGGATTAAATAAAATCTAATGGTGGGTTCGGTTGTAAATGGTAAACGCCTTCCATTGTGGCTAAAACTATTTTCTTGTTCTTTTTTATTTCTTTATTTAGCCTTTGCTTGGCATGGTGTTTGGTTTGATATGTGTATTCTTCTACCTTTCCTGTTTTTGGGCATTCTGTCCTGATAACGCCAAAGACGCTTGATGGTAATACATAACCATGTATCTTCCAATCAGCAAACTCTTCATATTCCATTGGAGGAAAATATTGAGGTGGGCATGCTTTGATAGCTTCCCAATTGTTGGGATAGTATTTACGCTTCATCGTATTTTTTAATGTCAATAAGTTTGTAGCCGTAATCGTCGCAGTATTTCTTACCAATCCATGCTGCGTCCTCGTCTGAGTCACAGTTCATAATTGTGTATGTTCTGAAGAATAAAGATCCCTCTGGTTTGTAAGTAACTGAATAAGTCATTGCGTCCCTGCATGATTGTGAAGAGTGCAAAGGGTTTTATGACTGTTTGCTAGTCAGGGTGGTGTTTTTTGAAGGTACAAACGTACCCAAGCTTTTTTTCAGGCACCTTGTAGGCGATCCTGAGAGGGCAAATTAGCAGATAAAGTGACCTGAACAGGTAAATTGCCATTTAAACGGATACATGTCGCCATATTCCTTGGCAACTCGTTTATCTACTATGTTTGCGATTGCGTCCCTGTCCTCCCATGTGAGAATGTCAGCGACGTTTATATCTTTAGTGCGGTGGAGCTTTTTGTTGAAGTCTTCCGCCTGTTTCATCAGGTCGTTGTACTCAGTCATTGTTGACTATTCCTACAACTGGATTATCAAAATCTTTTAACCTTGCTTGTACAAGATCAGGTCTACCGCACCAACTACAGTTATGTGGGTTGATACGTCCCTCACTTGATACAACATGCGT